CAAGGAGCGCACTATTATTGTCCCTACGATGGAAGAGCTGCTTGTTCAGCATTGCATCGTAAATGCCATGAAGCCGATGTTCTGCAAGGGAATGTACGAACACAGCTATGCCAGTCTTCCGGGCAGAGGTGCCCATAAAGGAAAGCTGGTTATTGAGAAGTGGATCAGGATTGACCCGAAGAATTGTAAGTATGTCCTCAAAATGGATATTCGCCATTTCTTCGATTCTATTCCACATGATCGTTTGAAAGCCAAGTTGAAGAAGACCGTTCATGACGAGAAGATGCTGGATTTACTATTCCGCATTATTGATGTCACAGAGGTTGGTATTCCACTTGGCTTTTATACTTCTCAATGGCTTTCTAACTGGTATTTGCAGGGCTTAGATCACTTCATCAAGGAGCAGCTCTGTGCCGTACACTATATGCGCTACATGGACGACATGATCGTTTTCGGAAGTAACAAGAGGGTTTTGCACCGCATGAGACAAGCAATTTCCGATTATCTGGAAATGGAGCTTGGCTTAGAACTTAAAGCGAATTGGCAAGTCTTTCGCTTTTCCTATGGTAACAACCAGGGGCGTGACCTGGACTTCATGGGCTTTCGTTTCTATCGTAATCGAACGATTCTTCGGAAATCCATTATGTACAAGGCCACGAGAAAAGCTCGCAAAATCTCCAAAAAGGAGAAAGCAACCATACTCGACGCTCGACAAATGTTGTCGTATCTCGGCTGGATCGACTGCACCGATACCTATTTGATGTATCGGAAGTTGATAAAACCGTGTATCAATTTCCAGCAATTGAAGCGAAAAGTTTCACGATATGACAAATATGATGAGAAGCGGGTATATCAAAAACTCGTCAGTCTTTACACTGCGAAAGGAGGAAAGTCGCATGGAGTTAAATTACAAGTATGCCGAGAGCACAGTCCAACCGACTGCACTTGAGGTTACGGTTGGAACCGTATATCTCCGCAAGGACATTACGAGTATTACACGAACTTCAGAACAGGGCGATAAAACCACTTACTGGACTTATCAGGAAGCGGCGCTGACCCCTCAGGAGTTCAATGAATACACCAATCTGCTTATGGCTGAAAACGCCATTAAAGGTACAAATGATTCGGACAACATTGTTCAGATCATGGCAGGTCAGGAAACTGGCGATTCCCAGCAGCTTGCTATCATGGAAGCAATTGCTGATCTGTATGATGCCGTCGCAGCAATGATTCCTGAATGAGGAGGTAGCAAAAATGGTCAATCTTTACGCCACGCTTATCATCAATAAGCGTAGAACCTTCGACCAGGTGCCTGAAAAATTTAAGGCAGATGTCGAGGCAAAATTGTTAGAATATGGCTACGATACCAACGGCGATCTTATCGCTGAGGAGGAGTAACCATGTTTTATATTTTATCCAAAATTTTGATAGGAGGTAACAACATGGTAGCACTGTATGTCGCACTCATCATCGCAGGTCGTCGGACCTTTAATCAGGTTCCGGCGAAGTTCAAGGCTGCTGTCAAGGCTGATCTGGAAGCTCTCGGTCTTGACGAAAATGGTAATCCTGTGGATTAACCGAAATTGGCAGGGAGTCTACTTTGCGGTGGACTCCCTCGCCTAATTAAAAGAGGTTTGGGGTGATATTTCCTACAAGCTTCTTAATTCATTTATGACTTCAAGGAGGATGATACATGGAAATGGAACCCTGGCTGCAAACGCTATTAACCATTTTGGGGACGATACTTGCTTCTTCTGGATTTTGGGCATATATCCAAGAGCGAAGCAAACGAAAAGCTGCTGAGAATAAGCACAACAATCTTGAAACGCAAATGCTCATTGGTTTGGCTCATGATCGCATTATCTATCTCGGTATGACCTACATCGAGAGGGGCTACATTACACAGGACGAGTATGAGAATCTGTACGAATACTTGTACAAGCCTTATGAAAAATTAGGTGGTAACGGTTCAGCTAAGCGAATCATGACAGAAGTCGACCAACTTGCGATTCATAAATCAACTTACAATGCTTGAATGGGAGGTGAGATTATGAGTTACAACATTACTGGTACAACTATCACTTTGACCCGAGGTGATACATTTGAGGCTCTGGTCTCTGCCACCAAAAGGGACGGGACACAGTATATTCCGGCTGAAGGCGACTCTATTCGCTTTGCAATGAAAGAGAATTATGATGACCCCCGTCCTCTTCTCGTCAAGGACATCCCGATTGATACGATGATGCTGACACTTGAACCTCAAGATACGGCGGATCTGAACTTCGGTAAGTATGTCTACGACATTCAGCTCACGAAAGCAAACGGCAAAGTTGATACCTTCATTTCGAAAGCAATTCTGAAGCTTTCGGAAGAGGTTGACTGAGCATGGGCGGAGTATGCGGAATCGGGTCTATTAAAGGTCGCCTTTCGCCCATTGGGAGCTTACAAGGAGCTTTATCTATACCTGTTGGCGGGAGCATGGACTGTGATATTTACGAGGGTGAATACAACATTACTCCCAGTGACACGGTTCAGGTACTTCCAACAGCCAACAAATTGCTGAAGCATGATATTGTAATCGAAGCGAATTCCGGAGGTCTTCCTGAAGGGAGTGAGATGGCTACGGACGATGATATTGACAGTTTGATCGATGATATTTTCGGAACCGGAGTCAATCCTGATCCGGACGAGCCTACTTACAGTCCTGACGACATCGCAACAGAAAAAGAGCTGAACGATGCTATTACCGATGTCTTCGGCTAAACATTTTGTGGTCACAGCAGCGCCAAAACGCTGTGGCAAAATAATTTTATTCCAATAGGAGGAATGTATTATGGCAGACACTATTAAAATCACTACCCTGGCGCAGTTGAAGGTTGCTCTTCAGGCAGCTAAGACTTACATCGACGGTCAGATCGATGGTCTGGGTACTCTGGCGGGCAAGAGCGAGGTCGCTTATGACGATCTGGCTGCTGCTCTGAAGACTCTGATCGACGGCAAGGCTGCTCAGGCTACTGTCGACACCCTGGTCGGTGAGGATACCGGCAAGTCTGTACGCACTATCTCTTCCGAGGAAGTCGCAAAGATCGTGGCTGGTGCCGACAAGTCTTACGACACCCTGAAGGAGATCGCTGACTGGATTCTGAGTGACACCACGGGTGCCGCAAAGATGGCTAATGACATCACTCGTCTGGATGGTATCCTTGCTGGTATCGGCGGTACTGACGAGGAAGCTACCGTCGTGGCTTATGTCACCAAGATGATTAACGCGCTTGGCATTGGCGACTATGTCAAGACCGCCACTATGACTACCGAGCTGGGTAAGAAGGTGGACAAGGTCGAAGGCAGCCGCCTGATGACTAATGCTGAAGGTACCAAACTGGCTGGCGTTGCCGCTGGCGCTCAGGCGAATACCATCGAGAAGATCAAAGTCAATGGCGCTGAGGTAACCCCTGCGGAGGAAGATAAGTCTGTTGCTCTGACCATTCCCACCGGCAAGCTTGCTGGCAAGGATACTGTCGCAGAGGCTGATCTGGACGCTGCTCTGAAGGAGAAGGTCAATGCCGCTGCTGATGGCAACCACAGTCATGCAAATAAGGCGTTCCTGGACACCCTGTCTGGTGCTACCGACGAGGAAGTTACCGCCATGTGCACTGAGGTCTTCGGTGCCTAAAGACTGTAAGTCTCTGGGGAGGGTGTAACAGCCCTCCATAAATCTTTCAAAGGAGCGTGAATCGAATGCCTGATTACAAGCTGGTATCTCTTGAACAAATGAAGATACTTGCCGGACAGACTAAGTCGTATGTAGACGGTAAAGTAGGTTCCGCCAGTGATATTCAGTCTGGTGACACCGTCAAGACTTTTTCAAAAGATTATAAGACCGTGACGACGGTTTACGCCAATGGGAACCAGCTTGTGAAGACTTTTTCGGACGATATGAAAACAATCACATCGGTTCTCACGGACTCTGAAGGAACGGTCATTGCAACGGAAACCAAGACGCTGTCGGACGATGGACTCACCATCTCTACGGATGTGGTTTACGGCTAATAAATAGCAATACAGGGCTATAGAATGTAGGTTAGTTCTGCATTATTCCTACATTTCGGCTAAAAAAGCCAGGAAATACGGGATATTTTGCTTCTATTATAGAAACTTACTACAGTTTAACCACTTTCAAACCCCTGTAATTACGCTGTTTTCGGAGCAGTTAGAAGTGAATAAATGCCGAGAAATGTAGGTAACTCGTGCATTATTTCTACACTACTCATGCATCTATATTCCTACACAAAGTCAGCCTCCTCGTTGTGCTGAGTGCCTTTGTTGGTGCTCCCACTTCGGGGAGGCTTTTCTTTGTTTTTACAAGCTATTTTATTTTTTCGATTTCATCTTTCAACCACTCAAATTCTCTCTGGGTGTAAACCTTTTCGGTGATGTCAGAGATCTTGTGACCGACCATATATTTGATTGCGTACTCGTCAACGCCGTACTTCTTAGCCATCGTCACAAAATGTTTACGACCATCATGCGGTCTATGCTCAGGGTTCAAATTCAATTCGTCTCGAATCATACCAAAGCCTTTTTGGTATCGAGCATAAGTAAGTGCAGTGTTTTTGCTACGAGCATTCGGATTAACATAGTTGAGCAGATACAGACTTCCAAGTTCCTGAGCCTCTTTATATTTTCGCTCAACCAAATGACGAATCTTCGAGTGAATTGGAACCACACGATCTGTACCGGCATCTGTTTTGATACCGCCTCGGAAAGTCCAGTTTTCCAAATCCACATTCTTTAATTCCAGCAAACCAAGTTCCTGGGGTCGCCAACCAGAATAGCACTGAATGAGCAGGACATCTACAAGCATTTTATCATCAGCGTGTTTCCAAAGCAAGTCCATCTCTTCGTCCGTAAAAGGAATATGCTCGTTCTTAACTGTGACGATTTCTTTGATTGTTTCCTCACTGAGGTTAAAAGTTCGCGAATAGTTTCGGTCAACAAGCTCATACTCCAAGGCATAATCCAACATCAAGTTAAACAAAGACTTAATCTGGTTCTTCATGGATGCACTTGGTGTTTTTTCTTTGTCTCGAACCTTCGATATGCCTTCATCCATACAACCTTTTACATGACGAGCGCGGACATCTTTGACTCGCATATCATATACGGCCGAGCAATACCCCCATGCTGAAGCTACCGAACGAGTGCTTTTAACTGTCTTCTCGTATTCGGCAAGCCATTTCTCGTAAAGCTCTTTCATAGTGATAGACGGTTCAAGGTCGTAAGGGTTCTTATTGTACTCGACGAGAGCAGCGTATGCATCGTTGTATGTTGGAAAATAGGACTCCGGTTTAAGAGGTTTACAGATAGGCCGTCCGTTCGAATCCTTTCCTACACTTATCATAGCTCGAAATGGATTGCGGAGATTCCGATTCTTGATCTCACTGATCTGCCCGAAACCATTTGGCAGTCTACGGCGTTTATTGTTCTTATTTCGAGGTTTTCTTGGCTTTATATTTGGCTGTAATGGAAACCCACAGTGAGGACAAGAAACTGCTTTGTCGCTTACTTGTAATTCGCATTCAGGACATTTTATCAGCATTATTATCACCTTCCCCATTGATTTGCTATTAGTAATCATATATCATAAGTGTAGGAATGTCAACTCCTACATTCCAACTTTTCTTATTAGTTTAGGGAGAAATGAGATATGATTAGTGATAACCAATCAATTTGCCCCAAATGTGGAGGGCAGCTTAAATACTACGATCATGTTCAAAGATTGGTACGGACGAAATTCGGAAACAAAAAATGGGTAGCTATTAGAAGACTTCGGTGCTGTAAATGCCATGCAGTTCATCGAGAGCTTCCTGACTTTATATTTCCGTATAAACAGTATGAAGCAGATATTATTATCGGCGTGCTCGAAGGTCTTATTACTTGTGAAACTTTGGGGTTTGAAGATTATCCTTGTGAAATGACTATGATTCGCTGGCGCTTGTTTCCACCGAGGTTGTTTTTACTAACAGCCGTTCCTAACCTAAAATAGCGATTGAAAGGAGGCAAACGCCAATGGAAGAAATTATATTTGCATCGGGGTCTGTCCCGGTGGCAGTTGCAGCACGAGTCTACGGGAAAGACGCATCCTGGATTCGAGCCGGCATCGTATCTGGGTGGCTGCCGATCGGAAAAGCTACTCGGAGTGGGAAGCTCGTTACGAATTTAGAGGAAATGAACTCTAAGTACGGACGCATCAACTTTTATATTTCGCCTAAGCTCCTCTGGCAGGAGACCGGCTATATATGGAGGGGTGAACGCGCATGAGTACATTGATACGACCAGAACTTTCCGAGACTAATCGTTACTGGATTGAGAAACACCGCTATTACGAATTGAAGCATTTCTGCTTACAATACCCATTATGGCGTCATGCGTACAATTCGTTAATAGACTATCCGGGTTCATGGCCGCAATTAGTTCCGCCCTGTAAAACGAATGTTGTTAGTGATCCCGTTACCAAGCACATTGATGAGAGGCTGTACTATGCCGATCGCATGAAGATGGTGGAACAGGTTGCAAAAGAAACGGACGAAGAGCTTTCATGTTATATTTTGGAAGCTATAACGGAGGGTATTTCATACGACCATTTGAAAGCCAGAACCGGCATCCCATGTTGCAAGGATGTTTATTACGACTTGTACAGACGATTTTTCTGGCTACTTAGTAAGGAGAGACAGTAATGAAGATTGTAGATATTGCAGTGAAAAAAGTCTATCGCTTCAACTGCCCGAATTGCCAGAGTAGGCTTGAAGCCGACAGCAGTGAGCTGACAGACATCGGAGGTAAAGTAAGCAAGTTCTATTGTCCCGTATGCCGTAAAGACCGATATATAACCTGGTCTGACTTACGGAAGAAGATCGTCTACGAGGGTTCGCAAGAATAACAGTGTCCTTTATGGAGAAGTGAGAGCTGATGCACTATAGCATTGGCTCTTTCTTTTTCTAACTTAGATTAAAACCGGACGGAGGTGACGGGTATCTGTGTTAAATTAGTATCTGGAAAATCCCCGGGTTGAAATTTTTGAAAAACAATTTGAAAGGAGATCACCGTGGAAGTTGTCTATGTAGTTGTCGGAATTATGATTGGGTTTGTCGTCTCATCTATCATTCGCCGAAAACATCCAGTTGGTTTTCTGCGTATTGACAAGTCTGATCCGGACGGACCCTATCTTTTTCTTGAACTGAAAAAGAGCGTTAATGAAATTATAGCTCAAAGAACTATCCTATTGGAAGTGAAGCGTGAAGACTTTATTCCGCACAAATAACACTTCCTTTTATGGAACCCTATTAAAACGAAAGGAGAAACGAATATGGGTGAAGAAAACAGAAGTTTGTTGGAAGAGGAGATCAAAGCCGAAATTAAGCGCTTGGGATCTCTCGAATCTGGAAGCCAGGAGCATACCACGGCAGTGGATAGCTTGACGAAGCTGTACAAACTGAAGCTCGAAGAGGATAAGAATACCTATGAGCGTCTGGACAAGATCGAGAATCGTGAAATCGATCAGGAGTCCAAGACGGCTCAAATGGCAGAGTCTGTCAAAGATCGATATTTCAGATTTGGTATGGCTGCCGCTGAGCTGGTGCTGCCGTTGATGTTCTACGGCGTTTGGATGAGACGAGGTTTCAAGTTCGAACAGGACGGAACTTTCACCTCCCAGACATTCAGAGGTTTATTCAGTCGATTCAGACCGACTAAGAAATAAACCGGTTCCAAAAGCGGAGAGTTCGTGTATACAACATGTTCTCTTCGTTTTTCTCCTGCTCGAAATTTACAAGGGCTATTGTGAGAGATGTAAAAGTGCTTTTTATCTCTTGATAAAATACTGATGGCCGCTATACTTAATAGTGCCACACAATATCAAGGAGGTAATTTGCAATGAGCTTTTTTAACGACGCGCAGAGAGACGGTTTACTTACTGGACGGTATATTTGCAGTGAATGCGGAGGACTTATGGAATTTGAAGACGAGTGGGAAGATACTTTAGTATGTCCTGCTTGCGGTCACTCCGTCGATTTAGAGCATTATGGTATGGAGAACGATGAAGAATATGATGCTCTATATCCGACCAGAGATCAAATCTGCGACGACTAATTAAGACTATTAGCAAAGGGGAAGGAGTCCTGACGAGGGCTCTTTCTCTTTTCTTTTTATAGGTGATGGATATGCGATACCACTTTGACAAACCGGAAATTTACTTGTCCTTGTATGGCGAGCGTTATATTTGCGAGCATCCGGTTTACAATAGCTGCACTCTCTACAGAATTGAGAAAAGAGGTTTAGCAGTAATTCAGCAACGATTTGACTCCGAGACGAAAAGTACATGGTGGAGCGAAGTTGACCCTTGGATTACTGACGCTTTATATTTGCACCCTGATTTTCGAGAATACTTTGAAATGAGGGCTGGGGCTTGTACGGACGGAATATACCCTACTGTAACGGTTCGCCAAATTATGTGGGCATTAAAAATGAAACCAATTCAGAAAGAACGATGGGAAACCGTATTCGATAGACGGGATATCTAAGCGCAAAAAACGCATCTCCCTTTATGAAAACCATTGAATTTTGAAGGGAGACATGGATTATGAAAACACTAAAGAACAAGCTATATGCTGTAGTATTACTTATTTGTGGGTACTTACCGGTACTTATTGACAAAGATGCAACAGCGTTAGTATTCTTTGCGTTTATCGCAATACCGTTGTTCTTTGCAAAAGAAAACTGGATTTATTGAGGATTGAGCCGCTAACAACGGCTCTTTTCTTTTCGCCAAAATTACAGCTCCTGTTATGGAAAACGATGCTATTTGAAAGGAGTAAAAGGAGTATGGACGAAATGAAAATTGGTTCTAAATTCACTACGAGCATTATCTCGAAATTGGCGAGTTTGGCAATCCGAAAGAAATTTGGTTATGATGTAAAACTGAATTTGAATGAGGTAAAAGCCACAGTCGTTGACGGAAAGACGCATGTTCATCTGGATATAGATGCCGATCTTGAGAAAGATGAACTTACTAAAATCCTGAAAAGTATTGGTTTGTAAAATCTGAAAGGAGCTGCTAACAACGGCTCTTTTCTTTTGCCGCGCGAAATTTACAAGTCTTATTATGAGAGACGGGTTAGCTCAGTTGGTAGAGCGCCACACTTCCGTGGAGGTCGTCGGTTCGAATCCGATACAGTCTCTCTTGCTTTTTATTTTCGCATGAAAGGAGAAAAGACATGAGCATCGATCAGCTTGATCTAATCTTGTATGACATGTACCGCATGGACGCTTGGCTGCCGCCTTTGTTTGGTAAATGGACGGAAGATTATAAAAAAGCGAGTTACTCACAATGGGCTGTCGACGAGCTCAGAGATTTTATCGCCGAACGGATTTACCCTCGAAAAGAAGGGTCTATTGATGAATTCTGTAAGCTCACGCATGAATTCATGATGAAGACCGCTAAGTATGCGAGGGTGAATCCAAACACAAGTCTTATGTTTCGATCTGCCAGTGAAATGGCAGCGAACATTTTAGATCTTCTAAGGGCTATGGAATAACAAAAACATGAAAGGAGAAAAGACATGAGTAAAAACCAAGCAATTCAAAAGTTGCTGCATAAGTCAGGGCTTTGTATCAGGAAATACTCGCCTGCTGCTTTGTCTTGTGTAGCATCAGCCGGCGTTATGGTCACTGCAATCGCCGCAGCCAAAGTAACCCCACGAGCAGTAGCATTGGTTTACGCAGACAGTCGCAAAAAACATGATGGTGATCCATATGCGTACACCAAGAAAGAGGCGTTTATCGCCGCATGGAAATGTTATATTCCGGCAGTAGCATTTGGAGCTTCTACTATCGCTTGTATTATGGGTGCCAATGCACTAAACCGACGCCAACAGGCAGCACTAACAAGTGCGTATGCGCTCGTCCAAAGTTCTTATAAGGAATATAAGGACAAGCTGAAAGAACTCTATGGAGAAGAAGCGCATAATGCAATCATGGATTCCATCATCAAGGAAAAGTGCAAGGACATCAGCATCTCTGCTCATGGAGGTTGGTACGATTCTTCCCTCGATTTTGGTGAAGGCATGGAACCAGAAGTCTCCCGCACTTTCTACGATAGCTTTTCGCAAAGATATTTTGAGTCAACCATCGAAAAGGTCATTCAGGCTGAGTACCATCTGAACCGCAATTTCATGTTCGCAGGAGTCATCCCACTTAATGATTTTTATGAGTTTCTCGGACTTGAAAAGACGGAACTCGGAGACGCTGTTGGATGGTCAAGCTGTAATGGTGATATTTATTGGATCGACTTTAACCATCACCGACTCACTTTGGATGACGGCATGGAGATCTATGTCATTGACATGGTTTTTGAGCCGACAGCCGAGTGGATGGAAGATCTGTAAGTTCGCAAAAAATACATTTCACTTTATGAAAACGAAAAGGAGGTTTCGCTTTATGAATAATGCAAAATTAGTTAAAATCCTGGGTCTTGTCGCTACCGCAGTAGGTATGGGGGCTACGCTCCTCACTGACTGGGTGAACGAGAAGAAGATGGAAGAAAAAATTGATGAACGCATCAATGAGAAGCTTGCCGCACTTAGCGATGAAGAAGACGAGGAGTCCTAACAAGGGCTCTTCTTCTTTATTCGAACGATATGTGCGATGCAAGCACGGCTGTTTCGATTATTCAACGATATGTTGATGAGCATCTGTTCAGTCCATCGTTCACATGGCCAAAGTATGAATTCGGAAAAAGGTCATATCAGCAATGGGCTGCATATGAAATCTGTGATCGAATCATGGACAAGCCTTTCGACGATCCAATCACCGTCATCGAAAACTTCATGTTCGAGATGGCTATGTATGCTTGTTACGGCGAGGATGAGCAGCGTAGCTTTATATTTCAGAGCGCAGTCGAAACAGCCGAAGAACTAAGTTTACTATTTGTTTAACCGAAAGGAGAAAAGAAACATGAAAGTTTCATACCAAAACTACCGTCAACAGAAGCAGAGTTCTAAGGTTATGAGATCTTACATTGTACAGGCGGCAGCAAAAGGAGCAACAGAAGAGGAACTCGACATTCTATGCCAAGCGTATCTGCTCGAACAGAAATACGGACTGGCAGTTAATTCGACGACAGAGCGCAGACCACCTGTACGCCGTATCTATGATATTGCGGTTTTTGCCACTCGTGTTGATGCGGAGAAGGTTTATAGCCAAATGCTCGAACTTTCCACTCAATATGGGGCGGTCAGCGTAAATGACTATTATGAACTTTGTGGTTTAGAGGACAAAGACTCATACGAGTTAAGAAATTATGGATGGACTAAAGATGTAGTCTTGAACATGAGTGTAGTGCGAATTGGTCCTAATTATGTGATTGATGTGCCTCGCATTGTGCAATGTTTTCAGATGAAAGGAGAAAATCATGCCTAAACAAAGTTTAGCAAGCATTGCCAAAGGTGTACGGACGGCAATGAAAAAACATAGTCCTGAAATTCTCACCGGTATCGGAATTGCCGGCATGATTACCACCACTGTTATGGCGGTAAAAGTAACCCCAAAAGCTCTGATTCTGCTTGAAGAGAAAAAAGATGAGTTGGATACGGACAGACTTGAGCCGAAGGACATCATCAAGACAGCTTGGCCTTGTTATATTCCGGCAGCCGTTGTAGGCTCCATCTCTGTCTTCTGCCTGATTGGGGCAAGCTCGACTAATCTTCGTCGAAATGCTGCGCTGGCAACGGCATATACCCTTTCGGAGTCGACTCTCAAAGAGTATCAGGAAAAAGTCGTTGAGACAATCGGTGAGAAAAAGGAACAGTCCATTCGAGACTCTGTGTCGAAAGACAAGATGGTTAAGAACCCTGTTCGAGAAGTTATTCTCACTGAAAGCGGCGGCAACACGATCTGCTATGATGTCTTGTCTGGACGATATTTCAAGTCTGACAGAGACAAAATCACCCGGGTCATGAATGAACTGAATCGTCAGATGCGTGACGAAATGTATGTCACTCTGAACGATTTCTACTACGAACTCGGTTTGGATGGAACTAAGATGGGCGATATGCTCGGATGGAACATCGATAAGGGTTACATTGACCTTGCATTCTCATCGCAGCTGGATGCAAACGGTACCCCCTGCCTGGTGATTGATTATCAGGTTGCTCCAGTTTATGACTACCAGTAAGCTACCGCGCGAAATTTACAACTTATTTAATGGAAGAACATTCCACAATTTCACACATTTGAAAGGAGATTTCACAATGAACAACAATGAGATTATGAACAACGAGGTCGTTGAAGCTACCGAAGAGGTTATCGAGAACGCTGGCTTGAGCAAGGGCGTAAAGATTGCTGCGGGTATCGGCTTGAGCGTAGTTGTAGGCGTGGTTGTCTACAAGTATGTAGCAAAGCCGGTAATCGCAAACATCAAAGCCCAGATCGAGCAGAAGAAGATGGCTGCTGAGGAGAAGACGGTTATCTTGGAAGAATCCGATGTTGTCACTGAAGACAACTGAAAATGCGAATTTGAGAAGTTCAGATAAGGGAGAGTACCTGTAACAAGGTGCTTTCCCTTTTTCTTTATCTCTCGAAAGGAGGAAAAAATATGCAGCAGTACCAATATGACGGTCCGGTTATGCGATTTGATGATTGCGTTCAACATCGCTGGAAGGCAACTACTGTTGCTCCGACGGAAGCGAAAGCGAAGAGCAATCTCGCCTATCGATATAAAAAAGAAAACGGCTTGATGCCGAACACAAAAATTACTCTGCCCGGTAAACTGATTCCGGCATAAGAAAGGAGATCACCCAGTGGAAGATTACAAATCCAATTCTGATAAGGCTCGTCAGGAGCAGCAGTCAGAAAAGAAAGTCGAGGCGGTTATTACCGGGGCTGCAAAAACTCGAAAAAAAGGCGAGATGCAAAAATTTGCAGATGTCTTTATTGCCGAAGATGCAAACAATGTCAAATCTTATATTTTGATGGAGGTTATTGTGCCTGCTGTCAAGAAAGCGATTTCTGATATTGTCACTACCGGTATCGATATGATCCTGTACGGCGAAGCAGGTCGAAGCAAGAAAAACGGAACGGCGTCTAAGGTGTCTTATCGAAACTACTACGATCAAGGCGCAGACAGAGTGCGTGCTGGTTCTGCCGGCAATAGACGCAATACGCCTGATTATGATGATATTCTCTTCGATACCCGTGGAGACGCAGAAGCGGTTCTCGATGCAATGAACGATATCATCAGTCAATATGGAACGGTGAGCGTATCCGATTTCTATGATCTCGCTCGCGTTCCCAATGATAACTTCACTATGAACCGCTATGGTTGGACAAATATTGGCGGTGCAACTGCGGTACGAGTTCGAGATGGTTATATTCTGAAGCTGCCTCGTGCTATCCCGCTGAATTGAAAGGAGAAAATGTAATGCTTGAATGCAAAGTTTGTGGCACTAAGTTTAACGCCATTATTGAAAGGCACTATCTTGCTCGTGATAACGGAAAAACTGGGCTGGCAGTTGCCTTTGGCTCTACTGCTGAAGAATGCCTGTATGATGCATTTGACTGCCCGATGTGTGGCTGTCAGGTAATCGCTAAGGAGCGTAAGCGTGACTATATTCCGTTTATTTCTACCGATGAGGAGGATGCAGATGATGACCAGATCTGAGGCTCTCGATAAAGCAAAGGCTTGCGTATGTGGGCAGAGAGAGAACGAATACGGCTCTCCGGAAGATAACTTCACCGCTATTGCAGGCTTCTGGAGCGTCTATAAAGGCGTTGAATTTACCGCAAATGATGTTGCCATGATGATGGCACTTCTTAAGATCGCACGAATCAGAACAGGAACGGCTACAGACGACAGCTATGTCGATTTGGCTGGATACGCTGCCTGTGGTGCTGAAATCAACTCTAAAAACTGAAAAGGAGAATAACAAACCATGAAAAATAAAACTGAAATTATGAAGAGCGTGAACGGCGTGACTTCCAAGGCCGTTATGAAGCTCAAGAAGCACAGCCCCGAGATTCTCGTTGTGGCTGGTATTGCCGGTACGGTCGTAAGTGCCGTTCTCGCTTGCAAGGCCACCACTAAGGTAGCAGAGATTCTCGATGAAACTAAGGGTACTCTCGATACCATCCATGATGGAATGGAGACCGGTGCAATCAATGGCCAGGAATATACGACCGAGGACGGCAAGAAGGACACGGTTGTTGTCTATGCTCAGACCGGAATGAAGCTCGCAAAGCTTTATGGCCCTGCCATCATTCTTGGCACGCTGTCCATTACCAGCATTCTGGCATCCAACAATATTCTTCGCAAGCGCAATGTTGCTCTCGGGGCGGCTTATGCTGCAATCGATAAGAGCTTCAAGGAGTATCGTGGTCGGGTCATCGAGCGTTTCGGCGAGCAGGTCGACACTGAACTGAAATATGGCATCAAAGCGAAGAAGTTCGAGGAGATCGAAGTTGACCCCGAGACCGGTAAGGAGAAGAAGGTCAAGAAGACCGTGATGGTCGCTGACCCTAATCTCCAGAGCGATTATGCTGTATATTTCGACAGCAAGAGCCGCAACTACGAAACCAATCCCGATTACAACCGTATGTTCCTCAAGGCACAGCAGGCATTTGCAAACGACAAGCTTCAGACCCGTGGTCATCTCTTCCTGAATGAGGTTCTGGACGATCTGGATCTTCCTCGTACCCCTGCTGGTCAGATTGTCGGTTGGACAAAGGATGGTCCGGACGGCTATGTTAATTTCCGCATCGTTGAGGTGGAGCGTGAGACCGAGGATGGTCGTCATGAGCCGACGCTTCTGCTCGACTTCAATGTTGAGGGCAATATCTGGGAAAAGATGTAATCAATTACCTTCAGACTTGGACTGGGGGTGATATTTTTAATATAAAGGAGTTTTAACAATGCACATTAAACCACGAGCGATAGCCGCCGTTCTCTGCATGATATTCTTTGTTGGTTTTGCAGTATGCGGTGTGGTTCGCTCTACAGATAAAGAAACATCGGAGATTAAGCAATCTTATCCAGTTCTTGCGGAGGCAGAGCCGGTGATTATGGCGGATCTTCTGATGGAGTCTCCTAACTTAACACCTGAGGTGAAGAATGAGCCGGACTATCCTCTTACACAAGAAGAAATCGACCTCATAGCACTCGTAACCATGGGTGAAGCTGAAGGAGAAACAGAACTGGGAAAACGCTTGGTCATTGATACAATTCTTAACCGTATTGACCATCCATCTTTCCCGGACACTGTGTACGATGTTATTTATCAACCCAATCAGTTCAGCGTGATGTGGAACAGCAGGATTGACCGTTGTTATGTCATGCCTGAGATTGTTGAGTTGGTAAAAGAAGAACTTTTGGAACGGACAAATTACGATTGTGTGTTCTTCATGGCCGGAGGATACAGCAAGTATGGTGAGCCTTTGTTTCAGGAGTGTTGTCACTACTTTTCGAGTTATGATTGAAAGGAGAACATAAAATGAAAGCTTTATTTTCGTACATTCTTTCCACTATGGCAGGGCTTTGCCTCGTAGGAGGCATTGCTGTTCTCTCCGGTGGAAAGGAGTAAATAATGGATATTCTGGATGACTTCATCTCAACCGTCGATGCCATGTTGGACAGTCGGCGGAAAAGACACATTACTGGCGGGATTCTTCTGAGTGCAGCATTGCTGTTCGGAGGTCTCGCCATTACTGTTGTTACAATTCAAACTGACGAGGAGGAATACGAAGATGAGTAAAACCGGTTTCGCTATGTTTCTGGCTGGAGCCACGGTAGGCGCCGCAGCAACATGGCTTTGTCTTAGACAGTATTACGAGCAGATTGCGCAGGAAGAGATCGATTCTGTGAAAGCGACATTTGCCGAAAGAAAGCCCGTAAACACTAATATTGCCAAGAATGAAAAGAGCAATGAAAAGCAGGAGGAAAATCAGCATAAGGCAGATATTGCCAAGCTGAAACCCGACCTGGTGAATTATGCTGCCAAGCTTCAGGAAGAGGGTTATACCAATTACACGGAGCACAGCAAGAAAAATACTGAAGAAAAAAAGGATGATCCTATGCCCAATGAACCTTATGTCATCTCTCCGGACAATTATGGTGAGAATGACAATTACACGCAGATCAGTCTGGTCTATTATGCTGGTGACGGAGTCCTTGCCGACGATGAAGATGAAGTCGTCGAGGATATTGAGGACACTGTTGGCGAGGACTTTGCTGAACATTTCGGAGAGTATGAGGACGATTCGGTCTTTATTCGTAACGACCGTCTGAGATGCGATTATGAAATTCTCAGAGACAATCGCTCTTTCTCCGATGTGGCTGAAGGCTCCAACTACTAATAGGAGGATCGAATGACTGAAATTGAGCTGAACAATGAATATTTTGAGTGGATGTGTCAGCTCGTATGTAACGAACGATATAGCCGGAGGCTGTCTTATCAGAAGCTTCTTCGTCATCTGCATAATATTGATTTTCAATATATGCTGCCGATGGACGGAAATCGAGCAGAAGATGGGATAGACCTCCGGTATCGTTTTGGTTATGAAAAAGAATACGAGGGTCTTATGATTGCCAGTTATCTGGATAACCGCCCTTGCAGTGTATTGGAGATGCTTATTGCCTTAGCGTTTCGTTGCGAAGAACATATTATGACCGACCCGGATATCGGTAACCGCATGGGACAGTGGTTCTGGAACATGATTGTTAGTCTGGGTTTAGGGTCGATGAATGATTCTCGATTTGATGCGGCGTATACGGACGACGTAATATCTCGATTTATGAACCGCAAATACAAGCGAAACGGCGAAGGCGGTTTGTTTACCGTCGAACGCTGCAAGTATGACATGAGAACTGTTGAAATTTGGTGGCAGATGAATTGGTATTTGGACAGCATCCTATGAAGGAGAATTACCATGATTCATACGCAAGTATACGGGTTTTTTCAGACATGCTTACCCGACCAGGCGAAGGAGGTAAAAGAATACTTCCCAAATGGTAAAAACAGCATTCGAATTCGCAAAACCAACGGACAGGAATTTATATTTTCGTTGAGAGAGCCGAAGGCTTGGAAGTTTGAAACGATCGATCAATTTCTTGCCGACAGGAAAGGAGAAAAGAAACATGGATGAAATGATTCGTTATATTTTCGGAAGTCTTCGCTGCTCCGAAACTGCGATGCGTGTGTTTGCTAAGACGCTTAGAAAACAGAGGTCTTTCAATCGCAGCACCGTCATGGTCGCCACGGTTATGACTGTGCACATGCTTATCCAGGACTTGGAGATTCGCAGTATGCGTGACGAGATCGGGAACCTTAAAAACGAAATCAAGGAGCTTAGAAAAACGGAAGGAGACTAAAGAACTTCGATGATCGACTTTTTAATGATTTCGACCCGTAGTACGAAGCGTGGTGTAATAGAAATCTATCCGAAGTTTATCATTAAGAAAAGCTCCGACCTGATGATTAGAGGCGGTGACTTCTATGCCATTTGGTTAGAAGACCGAGGTTTATGGTCTACGGATGAGCAAGATGCGCTCCAGCTTATTGACCGGGAACTTGACAAGTATGCAGAGGAAAACCGCAAAAACTTTGATTCGAGTATTAAAGTTCTGCACATGTGGGATTCCGAATCTGGAATGATCGATTCATGGCATAAATACTGTCAAAAGCAGATGCGAGACTCTTTCCACATGCTTGATGAGAAACTTATATTCTCCAATACACCGACGAACAAAAAAGACTACGCAAGTAAGCGGCTGAACTATCCTCTTGAAGAAGGGGCCACGGATGCATGGAATAAGCTGATGTCCACAATTTACTCTGAAGAAGAGCGAACAAAAATTGAATGGGCTATTGGTTCTATTGTCTGTGGAGAGTCGAAGAAATTGCAGAAATTTATGGTTCTGTACGGTGCAGCAGGTACGGGTAAGTCTACGGTTCTGAACATTGTTCAGCAGCTCTTTGAAGGATATTATTCCGTCTTCGATGCGAAAGCACTGGGTTCGTCCAGTAATTCCTTTGCATTAGAGGCATTCAAGACGAATCCACTTGTGGCAATTCAGCATGACGGTGACTTATCTCGCATCGAGGACAACACCCGACTGAACAGTTTGGTTTCTCACGAGCTGATGACAGTAAATGAAAAGTTCAAATCGACCTACGCAAACCGCTTCAAGTGCTTCCTGTTCATGGGCACCAATAAACCGGTCAAGATTACGGACGCAAAGTCAGGTCTTATCAGACGATTGATCGATGTGTCCCCTTCCGGAAACAAATTAAGTCCCAAGGAATACAAGGCGGTGACAAAGCAGATCGAATTTGAACTCGGTGCAATTGCTTATCATTGCCAGGAAGTCTATCTGGAGAATCCGGGCAGATACGATGATTATATTCCCGTGACGATGCTTGGTGCATCTAATGATTTCTATAACTTCATTATTGATTCTTACCATGTCTTCAAGAAAGAAGACGGGACAACTCTCAAAGCCTCATGGGAGATGTATAAAACCTATTGTGATGAGGCAAAAGTTACCTTCCCATTCTCTCAGAGGATATTTAAGGAGGAACTGAAAAACTATTTCCGGGATTACAAGGAGAGGTTCAATCTCGATGACGGAACTCGTGTGCGAAGTTATTACATTGGTTTTCGAACCGAGAAATTCGAGGATAAGACACTTACCGAGCAAGACGAGCCTGAGCATAAACTGATCGAGTTCTTAAAACAGAAATCGGTATTTGACAGAGAATGCGCAGATTGTCCTGCTCAGTATGCTTCGGCTAAAGAGACACCAACTTCCAAATGGGATGAAGTTTCTACTAAGTTGAGCGACCTGTCCACATCCAGATTGCATTATGTGAAAGTCCCGGAGAACCACATTGTTATCGACTTTGATATTCAGGATATGGACGGCAATAAGTCGTATGAACTGAATCTTAAAGAAGCGAGTAAATGGCCGCCGACCTATGCTGAACTCAGCAAAAGCGGTCAGGGCATCCACCTTCATTATATTTATGCCGGTGATGTCAGCAAGCTCAGCCGAGTGTACGACGATCATATTGAAGTGAAAGTCTTCACCGGTAAAAGCTCGCTGCGCAGAAAGCTGACAAAGTGTAATGACTTGCCTATCGCAACGATCAATTCGGGTTTGCCACTGAAAGGAGAAAAACAAGTGATAAATTTTGAAGGGGTGAAGAGCGAGAAAGGGCTTAGAACGCAAATCAAGCGAAATCTCAACAAGGAGTACCATCCGGCAACAAAGCCCAGTATCGACTTCATTTACAAGATTCTTGAGGATGCTTATGCAAGCGGACTCAATTATGACGTGACTGATATGCGCAATGCTGTCTTGGCATTTGCAGCGAGCAGCACACATCAGGCGGATTACTGTATCAAGTTAGTCAACAAGATGCAGTTTAAGTCCGCAGACCAGTCAGCAGGAGCAAAAAATGATGATGCCAAGCTCGTGTTCTATGATGTTGAGGTATTTCCGAACCTGTTCTTGGTGAACTGGAAAATCGAGGGCGAGGGTAAGCCGGTGGTTCGTATGATTAACCCTACCCCGACTGAGATTGAAGAGCTGATGCGATTCCGTCTGGTTGGCTTCAACTGCCGTCGATACGACAACCATATTCTCTATGCTCGGCTGATGGGGTATACGAACGAACAGCTTTATAATCTCTCGACAAAGATCATCAACGGCAGCGCAAATTGCTTCTTTGGCGAAGCCTATAATGTGTCGTATACGGATGTGTATGACTTTTCCAGTAAGAAGCAGTCCCTTAAGAAGTTCGAGATTGAACTGGGTATTCACCATCAGGAACTTGGTCTGCCTTGGGACAAGCCTGTGCCGGAGGAGCTTTGGACTAAGGTTGCTGAGTATTGCGACAACGATGTCATTGCGACAGAAGCAACCTTTAATGCTCGTAAGGCGGACTTCACGGCTCGTCAGATTCTGGCAGATGTGGCGGGGATGTCCGTCAATGATACAACGAACTCGCTGACTACCAGAATTATATTTGGTAACAACCGCAAGCCTCAGGATCAGTTCAATTACCGTTTCATGGGTGACGAGAGTCAAATCTTCGACCCTAATGCAGATCTTCCGTTTACAATTGGGCTTGAAGACTACGACGAGTTCACACAGTTCGATAAAAACCATCGTCCCATCTTTCCTGGCTACACATTTGAGGGCGGTAAGTCCGTCTACAGAGGCGAAGAAGTTGGTGAGGGCGGCTATGTATATTCTGAACCCGGCATGTACAGCAACATTGCTCTGCTGGATATTGCATCCATGCATCCGAGCAGTATCGTAGCGGAAGAACTCTTCGGACCGGAATACACAAAGCGATTCAACGAAATTCTTCAGGCTCGTATCGCAATCAAGCATAAGGATTTTGATAAAGCCAAGAAAATGCTGGGCGGTGCATTGGCTAAATACCTGACTGATGAAAATGCAGCGGCTGATTTGGCGCAGGCTCTGAAGATTGCAATTAACTCGGTATATGGTCTGACCTCAGCCGGATTTGAAAATCCGTTCCGAGATAATCGTAACAAGGATAACATCGTTGCCAAACGAGGGGCCTTGTTTATGGTCAACCTCAAGCACGCTGTTCAGAGTCAGGGCTTTACTGTAGCGCACATCAAAACCGACTCCATCAAGATTCCAGACGCAACGCCTGAGATCATCAAGTTTGTGACTGAGTACGGCAAACTGTATGGGTACAACTTTGAGCACGAAGCAACCTATGATCGTATGTGTCTGGTGAACGATGCAGTTTATATTGCTCGATATGCCACGGTTGAGAAGTGCTGCGACCTGTATGGGAAAAAGTACATCGACTCCGCAAAAGATATTTGCAAGGAGAACAAGAAGCATCCGTATGCGTGGACAGCAACCGGTACACAGTTCCAGATTCCTTATGTCTTCAAGACGCTTTTCAGCAAGGAGAACATCGAGTTCGAGGATATGTGCGAGACGAAATCTGTGACGTCCTCGCTCTATCTTGACATGAACGAGGCTTTGCCGGATGTAAGTGCCCTTGAAGCGGAAAGAGATAAACTGTGGAAACAGATTACCGATTCTAAACGCATGACTGAGCCGATGCCCACTGAATGTGAGCGTGTCGAAGAACTAACGGACGAAATCGCCAAGGGTCACGACTACCACTTCATCGGAAAGGTTGGGCAGTTCTGCCCGATTAAGCCTGGCTGCGGAGGTGGCATTCTGCTTCGTGAGACTGAAAACAAGAAGACCGGCGAAAAGGGTTACGCTGCTGCTACGGGTTCTAAGGGCTTCCGCTGGCTTGAGTCCGAGATGGTCAAGCAGCTGGACAAACAGGGTGACATTGACCGTGGTTATTACAACAACATGGTAGACGAAGCAGTCAAGTCTCTGTCTGTTTATGGTGACTTCGAACGCTTTGCGGCGGACGAACCGTATGTTTCGGATAACACACCACCGTGGTTCGGAGCTGGCGAGCCTCATGAGGACGATACTACGCCGTTTGAT